CCCCACTCCCCTACTAAATTCATACGCTGCTAGCACTCTATGTTTTATAGAACGAGGCCCCCGACATTTTGTATTTTGCACCCCCCGGGGGGTATATATTTTTCGTATACTTATTAGGTTCTTAGTCACGTGAGGACACGGGGGGCGATAGTGTTTCGCTTCGCATACTTGGTGCTATTGCCCTCCACCTAAAAACTGATATATACTTCGTCCATACAAACCTCCACTAAGGCTGTATGCAAATACCGATCGAGCCAAACCTCGACACACCCATCCCAGCTGAGGCCTACCCTCAAAATGGTGGTAGTTACGAAGAGCGATTAAAGATCGCTGGTAATACTGCGCTCCTACTAAGTGAACTTGGTATGGACGATGACATTTCCGAAGAGGAAGCTGAACAAGCTGCCAAGATGATGGCTAAGCTAAAACCAGCTGAGAGCAAAAACCAACCACTAGCTAAAGAAGAAAAGACTGCACTGCAGCGTAGCGGAGTTGCGCTTAAGATCGGCGGCTATTTAAGTGAGTACGAGAAGCAAGTTGTTGCGGATAAGGTCCAGGTACGCACAGTAGTAGTAAATAGATTGATGGAAATCAGCCAGGCTGAGGACGACAAAGTAGCTTTAAAGGCGCTAGAGCTCCTTGGAAAAGCGTCGGACCTGTTTACTGAGCGCTCTGAGATCACTATTACCCACAAAACTAGCGATGAGCTCAAGGCGGCGATCAAACAACGCATTCAGTTACTCATGCAAAACCCGATGAAAACGGTAGAAAGTGCATCAGAACGCCGTTTAAAGTCGTTAGAGAGTGTAGAAGAAGTAATAATCATCGAGAACGATGAGTAAATTAGATAACTTAAGTAAGGAAGAACTGCAGTATCTCCTTGATAACCTTGATAATTTGCCTCCGGCGCAGCTCCGCGCCTTAGATGTTGAGACTGCAGAAGCAGAAGAAGTTGTCAACCGTGAAAATTGCCAGCTTAATTTCATGGATTTTGTACACACGGTGTGGCCCAACTTCATTGACGGGGCGCACCACAAGGAAATGGCAGCTGCATTTGAAAGGGTAGCTAATGGAGACTGTAAACGGCTTATTATTAATATGCCTCCTCGTCATACTAAGTCTGAATTTGCATCGTATTTACTGCCAGCGTGGTTTCTGGGTAAATTTCCTAAGAAAAAAATTATTGAAACCGCTCATACAGCGGAGCTTGCAGTTGGCTTTGGACGTAAAGTCCGTAATTTGGTGGATTCCGACGTATATAAGTCTATCTTCCCAGGAGTTGGACTACAGGCTGACTCTAAAGCTGCTGGGCGGTGGGCAACAAACCAGGGGGGAGACTATTTTGCTATCGGTGTGGGAGGTGCGGTCACGGGTAAAGGCGCGGATATTCTCATTATTGACGATCCTCACTCGGAACAAGAAGCAACCATAGCGGAAAACAACCCCGAGGTGTACGACAAGACGTACGAATGGTATACATCTGGCCCACGGCAGCGTCTACAGCCAGGCGGCAGCATCATAATAGTGATGACACGGTGGAGTAAGCGGGATTTGACGGGTCAAGTAGTCAAGTCAGCGATACAAAGATCGGGTGAAGAGTGGGAAGTCATTGAATTTCCTGCTATTTTGCCCGATGGTGGGCCGTTATGGCCTGAATTCTGGTCACTTAAGGAGCTAGAAGCCCTCCGGCAGGAATTACCTAACGGTAAATGGATGGCGCAGTACATGCAAAGCCCCACATCAGACGTTTCGGCTATTGTAAAGCGGGAATGGTGGAAGATTTGGGAGCACGAAGACCCTCCGATGTGCGAATTTACTATTCAGAGCTGGGATACGGCGTTTTTAAAGACGCAGCGGTCCGACTATTCAGCATGCACGACATGGGGTGTGTTCTACCAAGAGAATAATGTGGGCGTTATGGTGCCAAACATCATATTACTCAATTCGTTTAAGTTGCGGATGGAGTTTCCTGAGTTAAAACAAAGAGCATTCCAAGAATATAAAGAGTGGGAGCCAGATGCGCTGATTGTTGAAGCTAAAGCATCCGGAGCTCCGCTAGTATTTGAACTTCGAGCGATGGGTATACCTGTGCAGGAGTATGTGCCCAGTAAAGGTAACGACAAAATTGCCCGTTTGAACGCAGTTGCTGATATATTTGCATCTGGGAGAGTGTGGGTTCCGAACACGCATTGGGCGGACGAGCTAGTAGAAGAAGTGGCTAGCTTCCCCAGTGGCGAGAAAGACGACTTAGTCGATTCGATGACCCAAGCATTGTTACGCTTCAGAAGGGGCGGCTTTATTAGCTTAGATAGTGATGAGCCGGATGAACCGAAGTATTTTAAATCGTACCGGAATGCCGGCTACTACAACGTGTAGGTAAATAGTGAGAAAACTTCAGCAACAATTCTGGCAGTGGGAAGCAAGCGTAGATGCTGCTTTTTGCGACGCCGTAATTGAAGAGCATTTTAAGAACGCTGAAAAGATCGATGGCGCAGTTAGGCAAGAAGACCATAGCTACGACCTAGACTTAAAAAAACGTAAAACTACGATTGCATGGGCATTGGCTGGGTCTGATGTATTCAACACGGTTTACGACTATATGCAAGCGGCAAATGACCACGCTGGCTGGTATTACGATATTTCAGGTATAGAACCTGTGCAAATAGGGGAATACGTCGATGGCGGATATTATGACTGGCACTCGGATATGGACAGTCCTTGCATGGAAGGTTTTCAAAGAAAGTTGAGCTGTTCATTGCAATTATCAGATTCAGACGACTATGATGGCGGGGATTTGATCCTTGAAAACTCAGAAGGCAAACAATTTGTAGCGCCAAGACAAAAAGGCAGTGTGATTGTCTTTCCAGCATTTTTAAAACACAAAGTTACTCCAGTTACTAAAGGTGTGCGCTATTCAGCAGTTGCTTGGATGCGTGGACCAGCATTTAAATAAAGGCATATTATGGCTATTGAAAAAAGTTTGTACGCAGCTCCACTTGGAATTGCTGATATTGATAATGACGCAGAACCAGATATGGAGATCACGATTGAGGATCCAGAAGCGGTCGAGCTAGATATTGATGGCAACCCCATCCTTCGGATTGAAAAGGCAGAGCCGAGTGACGAGGACTTCGATGCAAACTTAGCCGAGTACATGAGTGACTCGGAATTGGCTGAGCTCTCAGGGGACCTCATAGGTGAGTTTGATGAGGACATCAGCTCACGCAAAGACTGGGTACAGACTTACGTCGATGGCTTGCAGCTGCTTGGTATGAAGATCGAGGAGCGCATGGAGCCATGGCCAGGTGCCTGTGGTGTATATCACCCACTATTAAGTGAGACGCTGGTCAAGTTCCAAGCTGAGACTATCATGGCTATCTTTCCAGCTGCGGGTCCTGTTAAGACACAGATCATCGGTAAAGAGACACCAGAAAAAAAAGCAGCGGCTGAGCGGGTTCAGGATGATATGAACTATCAGTTGACTGACGTGATGCAAGAATACCGGCCAGAGACAGAGCGCATGCTCTGGGGCTTGGGCCTCTCAGGTAATGCGTTTAAGAAAGTGTATTTTGACCCGAGCTTGGATCGCCAGGTTTCGATGTTTGTACCGGCTGAAGACTTAGTTGTCCCCTACGGTGCAGCGTCACTAGCACAATCACCACGCATTACTCATGTGATGCGCAAGACTAAGAACGAGCTACGCAAGTTGCAAGTGGCTGGCTTCTACAGAGATATTGAGCTCTCTGACCCAACCGATACATTCGATGAAGTTGAGAAGAAGATTGCTGAGAAGATGGGCTTTCGGGCATCGACCGACGACAGATACAAGCTGCTTGAGATGCAGGTTGACCTCGACCTAGATGCGTATCCAGATGTGGATAAAGATGGTGAGTCTACTGGGATTGCGCTGCCATACATCGTGACTATTGAGAAGTCCTCCGGCGAGATTTTATCTATTCGTCGTAACTATAGGCCTGAAGATGATAAAAAACAAAAGCGCAATCACTTTGTTCACTATGGCTATATTCCCGGTTTTGGTTTCTATTGTTTCGGTCTCATTCATCTTATCGGTGCATTTGCTAAGTCGGGAACTTCCATACTTAGGCAGCTCGTGGATGCTGGATCACTTAGCAACCTGCCCGGCGGATTCAAGACTCGCGGACTACGTACTAAAGGCGATGACACCCCAATTAGCCCAGGGGAGTTCCGAGATGTAGACGTGCCAAGTGGCACTATGCGTGACAACATCATGCCGTTGCCATACAAAGAACCTAGCTTAGTTTTGGCTGGTCTCTTAGATAAGATCATTGAAGAAGGTCGCAGATTCGCATCTGCTGCTGACTTAAACGTCAGTGATATGTCAGGGCAAGCACCAGTGGGTACAACGCTCGCTATATTAGAGCGGACGATGAAAGTAATGTCTGCTGTCCAGGCGCGCATCCACTACTCGCTCAAGGAAGAACTTAAGTTACTACGTGACATCATCCGTGACTACACACCAGATGAGTATGACTACGAGCCAAACGAAGGTCCTGCACGTGCGAAGAAAGCAGACTACGATGACTGCGACGTCATCCCAGTTAGTGATCCTAATGCGTCAACCATGGCGCAGAAGATTGTTCAGTACCAAGCGGTATTGCAGTTAGCTCAAGGTGCACCTCAGCTATATAACCTGCCACTTCTGCATCGTCAGATGCTTGATGTGCTTGGTATTAAGAATGCACAAAAATTAGTTAAGTTGCCAGAAGATCAAGTACCAGAAGATCCAGTTAGTGAGAACGCTAACATTCTGATGATGAAGCCGGTTAAGGCGTTCTTGTATCAGGATCACCCAGCGCATATCCAAGTTCATATGGCTGCAATGAAAGATCCAAAGATCATGCAGCTAGTTGGACAAAACCCACAGGCGCAAGTTATGCAGGCAGCCATGCTAGCGCACATTAATGAGCACATCGCCTACGAGTACCGCAAGCAGATGGAAATGGAGATGGGTATTGAGTTGCCGTTCCACCCAGACGAGACAGATCAAGAAGAGCGTCAGATGCCAGAGATGCTCGAAGTGGCTATCTCACAAAAAGCCGCTGTTGCAGCACAACAGTTATTACAGCGCAATACTCAAGAGCAACAGGCGCAAGCCGCTCAACAAGCAGCGCAAGATCCGATCATTCAGATGCAGCAGCAAGAATTACAGATCAAGCAGGCCGAGGTTGCTATTAAAGAGAAGAAACTCATGGCTGACTCTGCAGCTAAAGCTGACCAGCTTCAGATTGAGCGTGATCGGATTGCATCACAGGAGAAGATCGCGGGTATGAACGCAGTAATTAAAACAAACCAAGATGACAAAAACCGTGCAGCTAAAGAGCAAGAGATAGGGGCTAAATTAGGTATTGACCTAGCTAAGTCCCGGGCACAACTAATGTCGCAACAAAGTCGCCAACAAACCCCCAAAAAAGGTGAGAACAAATGATGGATAAAACCCTAGAACTATTAGATCAAAAACTAAAGGTTCAACTTAAGGGACTTGAAGAAAGTTTGGGAACCGGTACAGCCAAAGACTATGCCGAGTACCAATTTACGTGCGGGAAGATTCGAGGTCTTCTTACTGCGCAGATGGAACTAAATGACCTCGCAAGAAAACTGGAGCATTCAGATGAGTGAAATACTAATTGGATCAAACCCAAATAGTCCACAAGTAGTAGGTAGTTATCAGTACACAGCATCAGACGAAGACAAAGCTAAACAACTTCCAAACCCAGCAGGCTATCGCATCCTCTGCGCTATTCCTGAAGTAGAAGAAGAATATGAGAGCGGAATCTTAAAAGCAGACGCAACTATTAACTACGAAGAGAAGCTAGCTACTGTTCTGTTTGTGGTGAGTTTAGGGCCCGACTGTTACAACGACAAAACCCGTTTTCCAAACGGACCTTGGTGCAAGCAAGGTGATTTCGTAATTGTCAGACCAAATGCTGGCACACGTCTTTTGATTCATGGACGTGAATTCCGAATGATTAACGATGACTCAGTGGAAGCCGTAGTTCAGGACCCACGTGGCATTAAACGCGCTTAAGGAGCATTAAAATGGATAGAGACGAATTTAAGTTCCCCGATGAGGTTGAAATTAAAGCTGAAGCTAAGGGTAAACCCTTAGAAGAAGACGAGATTAGTATTGAAATCGAGGACGATACACCCCCAGAAGACCGGAATAAAGAGCCAATGCCTGAAGAAAAGGTACGTGCTCTTGAGTCCGCTACAGATGAAGAAGAGGCAGAATTAGCCCCTAAAGACCAAAAAGAGCGGATTCAGCAGTACAAAAAGGTCTGGAACGACGAGCGTAGGGCCAAAGAAGATGCCCAACGTGAGCAACAAGCGGCGCTTGATCTAGCAAAACGAGTGCTAGAAGAGAACAAAAAGCTCAAAGCTCAGTACTCTGCGGGTGAAAAAACCTATATTGAAACGGTACAAAGCCAGACAGAAACTCAGGTAACAATGGCTAAGCGTGAATACAAAGAAGCGCTTGAGTCTGGTGATGCCGACCGTATTGTTGAAGCACAGGCTCTTCTCAACGAAGCCTCTTACAAAGCACAGCAAGCAAAACAATTTAAGCCCACTGCTTTACAAGAAGATGAAAATGAAGTACAAATACAGCAAGTAGAGCAACAACGACCCAGAGTTGACGCCAAAACGCAATCCTGGTTGGATGAAAATCCTTGGTATGGCACCAAAAAAGCCATGTCAAATTTCGCTGTTGGCGTACATGAAGAATTAGTGGACGAATACGGCAAGGATATTGTTGGTACCGACCAGTATTACAAACGCATCGATCAAACCATGCGGAAAAAGTTTCCTGAATACTTTGAGTTAGATGGAGACAGCAGTACGGTAGAGCCTAAAGAGAATCAAACTCCTCAGCGGACTAAGCCTAGCACGGTAGTAGCTCCGGCAACACGCAGCACATCCTCCAAACAGGTGAAGCTGAAAACGTCGCAGATGGCCTTGATTAAGAAACTGGGCCTGAGCCCTGAGCAATATTCCCGTGAAGTACTAAAATTGGAGGTTTAAAAATGACTGCAAATAGAATTACTCGTGAACTAGAAACCCGTACAACTTATGAGCGTCCTACCGCTTGGGCTCAACCAGAGCTCTTGCCAGAACCTGATAAGCAACCAGGTTTTTCCTATCGTTGGATTCGTGTAGCCACTCTTAATCAGGCTGATCCTCGCAATCTATCCGCAAAACTGCGTGAGGGTTGGGAGCCAGTACGAATTGAAGAGCAACCCCAGTTCCAGATGTTAGTTGATCCAAGTAGTCGATATAAAGACAATATTGAGATCGGCGGATTGGTACTCTGCAAAACCCCAACTGAGTTTGTTGAACAACGCAACAAACACTATGCCGATCAAACTCGCGCACAGACTGAGGCTGTAGATAACAATTTAATGCGTCAAAGCGACCCACGGATGCCCATCTTTAAAGAGAGTAAATCCACGACTAGCTTTGGCAAAGGCGGCAATTAATTTTAACTTTTTAGGAGATTTAAATGGCTTATCCAACCGTTTCTGCTCCCTATGGCTTAGACCCAATTAACCGTTTTGACGGTATGCCCTATGCTGGCGCAACACAACAGTTGCCTATTGCATCGACATACAATACCGCCATTTTTCACGGTGACGTGGTTCTAGTCTCGGGTGGCACAATTAAAAAGTCGGGCGTAACGTCCGATTCCACAACTGACAAAGCAAATAACGCAACTTATGGTGTGTTTATGGGCGTTCAGTACGTTAACTCACAGCAACAAACAGTTCAGGCTCAGTATTACCCAGGTAATTCTGCTGTTACTAATGCTATTGCATATGTAGTAATGGACCCAGTTGCTGAGTTTAAAGTAGCCGTTACCTTCTCTGGTAACTCTACTATTTCTGGCACAACCATTGCTGCTGTTGGTACGAATGCTGCCTTGATCCAAGGTACAGGTTCTACTACCACCGGTAACTCTGGCGTTTCTTTAGCCGCTCCAGCATCTGGTGCAGGTAATGCTGCTGCATTGCCAGTACGTATTGTTGCAGTAGTTCCAGAAACAGCGACCAATGCAACCACCTTCACCGAAGTTATTGTGAAGTTCAACAACCCACAAATCTTGCTGGCTGCCGGCAACGATTTCGCTTAAGGAGCTAATTAAATGGCTATTTCACGCGCACAACTACTGAAAGAGTTGCTCCCAGGTTTGAACGCATTGTTCGGTTTGGAGTATGCAACATACGGTGAACAGCATAAAGAGATCTACGAAACTGAGACCTCTGAGCGTTCGTTCGAAGAAGAGACCAAGCTGTCCGGCTTCTCCGCTGCACCAGTCAAAAACGAAGGTTCTGCCATCGCTTATGACAATGCACAAGAGGCATTTACAGCTCGCTACAACCACGAAACCATTGCTTTGGGCTTCAGCTTAACTGAAGAAGCTATTGAAGATAACTTGTATGACAGCCTCTCAGCTCGTTATACCAAGTCTTTGGCTCGTGCTATGGCATACACCAAGCAGGTTAAAGCTGCTGCTGTATTGAACAACGGCTTTACCGCTGGCTTTAACGGTGGTGACGGCGTACCTTTGTTCTCTACTCAGCATCCTTTAGTTTCTGGTGGCGTAAACAGCAACCGTCCTGCTACTGCAGCTGACTTAAACGAGACTTCCTTGGAAGCCGCCGTTATTCAGATCGCCCAGTGGACAGACGAGCGCGGTTTGCTCATCGCTGCTAAGCCTACGAAGTTGATTGTTCCACCTGCACTCCAGTTCGTTGCAACTCGCTTGCTCGAAACCGAATTGCGTGTTGGCACAAACGACAACGACATCAACGCTATCAAAAACAACGGTTCGATCTCAGGAGGTTATACAGTTAATAACTACCTGACCGACACCAATGCTTGGTTCCTGTGCACCGATGTTCCAAACGGTATGAAGCACTTTGTTCGTACTCCTTTGGCTAACTCAATGGACGGCGACTTTGATACTGGTAACGTACGTTACAAGTCTCGTGAGCGTTATTCGTTT